CCTTCTACATCAGACAACACAGTTTATTTCACTCAAGGCACTATAGGCGGTATTACATTATCTCCTGTCGCTTATAACAATCGTTTAGCCTATTCTTCTAGCACTACTAACATTGCTGCGCAAAATACAGTTACATCTGGAATTATAGGTATATATTACAATAGCTTTTTAAAATGGTAAATCTTCGTCTATTGGTTCTTCTACACTTACACCGCCTGAGCTTCCATTATCTAAAAGTGATTTTTGAAAATTCATTTTATTTTTTTCTTCTTTCGTCGGCTCCTGATATGCCATAAAATCATAATCCTTAAACTGGCTTCTTTTCCCATCGAATTTTGACAATATTTTTCCTGGTTCACCAAGTCTTTGTTTTGCTATAATTACCTCGGTATCGTCAAATGAATACGGAATTCCGGTATCTTTAGCCTCTTTAACGCCATGGTAGAATGGTCGCCATAAGAATATTATCATATCTGCATCCATTTCAATTGCAGCTGATTCACGTAAATCTGACATTACATAAAATCTTCCTTTCTCGCCTTGAAGACGCTTTATCTGGGCCAATGCAATAATTGGTACCTTTAATTCTTTAGCCAGCGCCTTTAATTCTTTCGAAACAAAACTAATTTCCGCTTCACGATTGAAATGTTTTATACCTTTTTTAGAATGAATTAACTGTATGTAATCTATCAAAATCAACTTCACGCCTTGGTCCAATACTAGACTACGTATTGTAGTTTTTAAATCTACAATATCAACACCGCCTTTGTCTGAAATGTATAGATTGTCATTTTTTGTAATTCTGTCAATATATTCATCCAGTTTACTCCATTCTTCTTCCGTTAAATTTCCTTTTTTGATATCAGAAACGGTTTTTCCTATAATTGGCGCAAATAATTTCCAGCACATCTGGGTTGCCGACATTTCTAGTTCGAAAATTGCTGTTGGAAATCCTTTCATTGCACTATGCTCCGCGCACTGCAACATGAATGTAGTTTTTCCTTCTGCAGTACCGGCGGCAATAATAATCAAATCCGGTTCTTGCCAGCCTTCGGTCAATTGGTCTAACTTTTCCAATGGTGTTGGAATACCTACTAGGTCTTTAGGATTAGCCTGAGCGTTTTTCATAGCTGCAATTGTTTCAATTGCTATTTCATACGATTTTCTTACAGTATCGTTTTTAATTTTTTCAGTTATTTGACTAAATCTTTGTTCGGCACTTGCCAATAAGTCAAATGGATCCGTCATATCGTCGTAAGATTCCCGTATAACATCGTTTGAAATACGAATCATTTCACGTTGCATGTATTTTTGGAAAATAATACGAGAATGGTAATCAATATTAGCTGATGAAGCTATTTTATTACTTAGTTCAGAAAGATAATAGGCACCACCAACTTCTTCTAATTTTCCCTGCTTTCTTAATTCTTCCATAACTGTAAGTAAATCTATTGGTGAATTTCCAATAAAAAGAGTTACCATGGCATTCCAAATTGCTGCATGTGCATCCACATAAAAGCACTCCATATCTAAAATCTTTGCTGCAATCGGAAATGCTTCTTTTTCAATTAAAATTGCACCTAGAACTGCTTCTTCCACTTCCCTAGCCTGTGGAGGAATTTTTGCGTACAACATATTGGAAATATCTTCCGTTTTGTTGCGCGTAAATCTAGTTGTTCTGTATGGTGTATTATCGTCCATCTAAGTTTGTGTATTCCGGTTCCGGAGTTTTATTAATATTTATAGCTTTTTCGTTGTTTATAGCGGTTTTATCGTAATTCCCTTCCAATATTTTTACGTAATTGCTTTCGCTGAAAATTACCCAGTCAAAAGTCATCCATTTTTGAGTTAAAACAAAATCTGATGCTTCTGTCAACTTTTTAGTGATTTTTAAAAAATTGAATTTTTCCTCAGCTAATCTGGTTTTGAATTTCTTTTTCCTGGAATCTGTAATTTTAGTAACTTTTGCTAATCCATATTTATCAGCAAATAAATTCCAGTAATCTGCATACGGTTCTATGAATTGAGGTTTTTCTGTTTTTATAAATTCAAAAATACTTTCTTTTGATTTTTCCAGATTCTTATACGCAGAACTTTGTTCTGCAAGAGTATTTATTTCCTTTTCTTTATTTATTTCCTTTCCTTTTCTTTCCTTTATAGCATTGCTTTCGCTATCCGTTTGCAATGCGTTCGCATCAATTTTATCTTTGTTCCATCGTTTAAAGGCTGATTTTTGTGCTTTTTTTGACTTTTCATTTCTTTCATCTAACCTTCTTTCAATAGATGAAGAACCAAATTCTTTCTCATGTAAAACAAATAAATCAAAGTCATTTATTACACTTTTTACCACTTCAACATCTTCATGTAAATCAAATGCAATACCATCGTAATCCAATTCCAATGCGTTCGCATTGTTATATAAATCCTCCACAATACACCAATAAATACCATATCCGGTACATTTATGCTTTCTGATAAGACGTTTTATTTTCTCGTCATTTCTTGCATTGTAATCGTGACTAAAGTAAAAAGTATCTTTTGCCATACAGTGAATTAATAAAAAGCGCCTTACTCGCTGGCTAAAAGGTAATTAATCGCAAAAAAAACAACATTCTTTGCCGGACCGAGTAAGACTTATTTTAAATAAAATATTTTCATTTTTACAGAATATTGTTTTTTGCGATATTCAAATCTACAAAATAATTTAGAATATCACAACTTTATTTTACCGTCGTTGTAATCTTTTATGAAATCATCTACGAATTTCCGGTCGTCGCTTACACCTAAAACCGTATCAGCAATAGCACGTTTTTTCTCAATGATATCATAGATGTGTTCGTCAATGGTGTCTTTTCCTAGAAAATAGGTACACTGGACGCTGTTTTTTTGCGACATTCTATGAAATCTGGATTCTATCTGCTCACAGTCTGCAGGATGCCAAGGAAGCTCTAAAACAGCCATTCTGCTTGCTGCAGTTAAAGTCAATCCAACACCACCAGCTTTTGTGCTTAAAGCAATTATCTTGCTGTCTGATGGCACATGCTCATGATCTGAATTAATGTGATTTTCAAACCTAACATTACATTTTTTGCATTTCTGAAATTCGTGTACAGCTCTGTCTTTTTCTTCATCACTCTGAGCGCCGGTATATAACAAAGTGGAGGGAAACTTTTCTTTAACGAAATTTGCTATTTCCTTGTGATGTAGGAATACACCTACCTTTTCGTCTGCATCTACAATTTCTTCAATGTATTCTGAAACTTCATTCATTTTACCACGCGCTGAAATCTGCTTTAGAATGCCAATTTTCACCATTACTTCACCGCGCATTGATTTAGCTACCTCAGCATCGGTTTTATCCTTATTTTCTTTCAGGTAGTTTGCCAAGTCGGTAGATGCCTTATTGTATTCGTCGCGCGTAGTGATGTCACAATAGACAATTTGGTGTACCTTGTCCGGTAAATCTTTTAGAACGTCTTTTTTTAACCGCTGGAAGAAACAAGTGGTTTTTAGCTTATAGTTTAATTCTTCCAAATTTGTGGCGCCGGCACCGGCCATTCCTCCACAATAACGATTCATAAAATGCTTGTAATTTCCGGCTACTGCCTCTAGTTGGCCAATGGCTAATAGTTGCGCTACCAAATCCTTTGGTTTGTTTACTATTGGTGTACCGGTTAATCCAATTACAACCTTTTTCTTAGCGCAAACACCACGAACCAACTTGCTAACCATCGTTGTCGGGTCCTTGATTTTATGCAGCTCATCAATTGCAACAGATTCAAATATGTTTATATTGCTATTGAATTTCACATTCGAAAGTTTGAATTTACCTTTTTCATTTTTGACAATATCCAAGACAAAATATTTTTTCAAACTTTCATAGTTTACAATGAAAACCTTACACATTCCCATTCCATAGAAAGTCGGCCAAGTCTTTTTTACGCTGTCATTAAGAATCATTGCCTTAATACCTACAAACTTTTCCCACTCTAGCTGCCAATTTCTACGTAATGATGCAGGACAAATAATTAATGCCGGCCACGCATTTAGTGCGTAAATGGTTGCAATTGTCTGGAACGATTTGCCAAGACCTGGAGCGTCACCATTTATAAAGTGCAGTTTTTCCATTCCATAAGCCACACCTTCTGCCTGGTATTCACGCAGCGGAAGTCTTGTTGGAATATCAATAGTAAGTTTTGGCATAGGTGGAATCTCACCGATCTTTTCTTCTTCTGTTTGTTCTACAAACCTACCACCATACCGTATTTTAAGTGCATCAACAGCCGCCTTGTGGCTTAAATCAACCTCCCAAACCCTTTCGGCTTCTATATATTTTCTGGACTGCCAGTTAATAGCTTTTATATCCGCTATAATATCGGCATTCCATTTATCAAGTTTTATATGAAAACCAAAAGGTTTTTGGTAGATTGTTATCATTTTTTTGGATAGTTATTTTTTAGAATTCGTCTTCATCTTTACCAACCGTTACATTAAGGGTATTTGTAGAACCTTCTTCTGGTGTAATAGTCATTCCTTCTAAAGCCAATCTTGCTTTTTTGCTTAATTTTTTCTTTGGCATTT